CATTAAAGGCTAGTTCACATTCTTCAATTACTTCTTCTCTAGGTAATTTTTGTCTAATTAATTCTTTCATGTATTCCATACATGATTCTCTATTTGGATTTATATTTACCATTATTCAATTTCCACTAAATCCATTTTTAGTTTTTCAAAACCCTCTATATCATCACAATATGGATTCTCTTTTTGTATTTTTTCAATACGATTCATAGCATGAACTTGATATTCATATTTATGTGAAGCTAAATGATTAATTAGACGAATAATAGTTACTTGATGTTCTTCAGTTAACTGGTTTATTCTGCAATTCATAGCGATAATGTGTTTCATAATTAATTTAAATTTAGTTTTAGTTGTTGTTTATCCATTAATTCTTTTTTATCTTTCTCTTTTTGTTTCTTATCTAATAAATCAATACCATCTTTACCTAACGTATTACCTAAGTTAAACATTATTCTTTCACTTAAATAATCTCTAAGTGAATAATTTATATCTTCTTCTTCTAAATCAAATAATTCAAAACAAGTGCCAATTTGGTTATGATCCCATTCTGAATAATCTTGAGTCCATAAATCTAATCCATTTTTATAATGTGACCAAAAACCTGATCTACTTGTAAATCTTTCTTTTATTTTCTCTTCTAATTCTTTTTTATAGTTTTTAATTATATATTTAATAAAATCAATAGCATGATTTTTTTCTATATCTATAAAAATTCTATCTGTTTCAAAGTTATATTCTCTAGGACTTGTTAAAAGACTAAATTTAGCATTTAATGTAAATCCATGATCGGGATAAGCATAATTTAATTTAGCATTTAAGTTATCAATATAAAAATTTGTATAATCTTCAGCTATTTGATTATAAAAATATGATGTATTAACAGTTAAATAATTATTATATAAAATTTCTTCTTCAGATTCATTTAAGTCATATATATCACAATCCCATTCTATTTGTTGGCCTATTTGATGTTCTATATCAGCACTAATGAATGATTCATAAAAACCATCAAAAGGTATTGTTGATTCTAATTTATTCATAGCTCATCTCCTTTATATCCCTTATTAAAGTAGTCTTTAGCTACGTTTTGACATACTTCAAATTCATTTTTAGTAAGTCCAGTTCCAAACCAAACAATATCTGATTTAAGTTTTTCATCTAATTTACTATTAGTAGAATTATAAAACTGTAAAAAAGTTTTTACTAAAGCTAGTTTTTGATCTTTTTTATAAAGAATTTCTTGCTCACTAGGTTCTATTGGTGTAGCTGAATGACACTCAACTGTATAAGTTACATAAGATGGTAACTTTCTAATAAAGTTATTTTCATCTAAATCAATATGAACTACCCTATCAGGGTCAAGTAATTTCTGATTAAATTTCTTTTCATATTCTCTTTTTACATTTAACAAATCACAATCTTGCTCTATATATACAAGTTTTGTTTCTTTGTTGTAATAAGAAAATTCAGAAATTTGTGCAAATCCCATATCTAGTTCTTTGACTATAGATACAGGCATTTCTAACCAGCCATGAGCAGGGTCAGAATAGAATGTAAAAACGTGGTCTTTTGGATTCATGTAGTTAGTTCCTTTTTTAAACAATTAGTTTTAATAGAATTTCTAATAATTATTTTGTATTCATCTTGTATCTGATATTTACCTAATAAATTTTCTTTATACCATTTTGATTTAGGAAATAATTTTTGAATTTCCCTTAAACTTTGATATATATAATGATCTCCATACCCATATTGAAAAGGTACTTTAATTGTTTCTTCGCTATTCATGCCATAATTAAGAATTACGTCACTTGAAAAGTAAGAATTACCATTAATTTTGTCATGCCATTCTTTAGCGTAAATATCAATAGTTTTAAGTTGAGATAATTGCATAATTAATACTCACATTCAAGAATTTTTCTAAGCATGACTTCATCATTCATGCTTATTGCTTTTTGTATGTTTACATTTTCTAAACATTCAGAGGGATGAATTAAATATTCTCCCATTATTGATTCATAAACCATGAGATTCATGGGTTTTTTGTTTTTGGAAAGTTTCATAATAATATGATGTTATGTAAATAGTATATACGTTATTAGTTTATTTGTAAATAAAAAAGAGACTTATTTTCAAGTCTCTATTTGGGAGTCAACTAATTTTTTTGTTTTTTTGTAACATTCATCATAATGAGCATAACCCTGACAATCTTCAAAATATATTGAGTTGAATTGTTGCCAAAAATAATCCCAATAATCAGAAATTGATACTTTTATTTTTTTATTCATTTTTTATTCTCCTTTTAAACTAGATATAAGAAGATCTCTTTTATCTTTATCTAAATATTCATTACTAAATCTAGTAAATAAATTATAAGTATTATTGTTATATAAAATTTCCTCTCCCAATATATAAGCCAACATATTGGCAACATTCTCACTAGAGCTTAAATCTGTTGAGACTTGACCAAAATTACTTTGCTCATATTCTTTTATTGTTTTTATAGCTTCAAAAACTGAGCTATCATCTTTTTTTAACCATTGTTCGGCACGATAAGAACCAATAATAAAATAATCCTCATTCAATAAGTAGTGATGTAAGTCACAAATATGTTGATCTAGTCCAACATCATCACTTAGCTGTTGAATGATGTAATTTTTTATATCTTCTTTTTGTTTGTACATTTTGGAAGGTAGTAAGAGTACATTATCATTATAACATCATGCTAATAAAAAACATTCATTTTATTAAAAATTCATTCACTTTTTATTGAAAAATTCATTCATTTTTTTTCATTCAGTTTATAGATTATTTTATTTATTAATTAATTATTTTTTTTATTTTTAATCCAAATTTTAAAAAATTAAAAAAAAATCTAAAAAAAAATTCTAAAAAAAAATAACCCCAGATTTTCTCTAGGGTTAATTATTTTTATCAGAAATTTATTTTGTATAATATTCCGACTCATAAAGAGGTCTTAAACTCTCCCGCCAAAACTTATAATTGTGTTTTGTTTTGAAATATCTATTAAGAGCTTTTACTGCTCCTGATCTCATAAATTTAGAATCTCTACCCGTTCTTTCTCCTACATAAAGCATTGAGAAAATTTGAATAAGACAATAGACAGGAATTTCAACCTGTCCATCTTCAGTATTAAATTTTTGAGTTGTTGCATATGGGTTTTTTATTACATACCCATTTTCTGTATCTCTCCCATTATTAAAAATAACTTCTGTTTTTGTTTTAGTCATTTTTTAAAATCTCCGAATAGTTTTGTAAGTAGTTGTTTTGAATTTTGTTAAGGCTTTGAAAAATCTCAAAGCCTGTAAAACAAATTGAAGCTATTAAAATTAAATAGCAAGTTAATTGAATTTTTAATTTCATTGTTTTAAATCCCTTCTGATTAACATTCTCATGTATTGGGAAAGATTAACCTCTCCCAATATCTCGATAGATTTAGTTACTAATTGAGAATGTAGATCACTCGGAAGAGTAACCTTTATTTGTTCTTGTTTGATTCTTTTACTAGCCATTAGTTGTTAACCTCCTGATGCTTGAAATTAGCAACTAACCATTGTTCAAGTTCTGCTCTATCTTCTTTATCTGCTTCATTAATTCTGCTAACTACAGATTTAAATAGTTGAACTAAGAAGCTTTTATCTCTCGAATAACTAGAGTTTAAATTATTTACATTGAAAATAATTTGATCTCTTACAGCTTTGTCATCAAGATAAATAGTTAATTCTTTATCACTATTTGAAATAGTCATATAAGAACTATAAGAACTGAAAGAAAATTGAAATTTCAATTTCTCAGCTTTTAAAGTTTGCTTGTCCTCAGTTGGGAATAAATTAATTGAGTTCATTTTTGGAAGGATTGAATAATTTTTGTTTAGATTAAGTTTAGTATTCTGTAAATTTCTAAGATTTGATACTTCAGTAACTCAAAAAGAATTAAAGAAATTTGAACCATAAAAATAATTAAAGATACTAAACTATTATTAGTTTACCATAAATAGGTATAAAAGGTATAGCTAATTTATAAAAGAACATAATTATTATTTTTAATTACTTCTATGGACTTCTAAAAACTTTTTTATACTTCTATTTACTTCTTTATACTTTTATGGACTTCTAGTTACTTCTATATACTTACGTTTACTCTAAGGCACTTCTATGGACTTCTGAGGGCTTTTGTGGACTTGGGGGGTATGTTAGTACATAATTTTTTTTGTAGGCTAGCGTGGGGAACTTAAATATATTTCGTTTAATTTTTTGGTTCTACTCGAATTGAAAGTTCTGGAGCTTGAATGTTTACAGTTTCTACGGATTCGCCAATAACTTTTCCTAGACTATCGAGAATTTGTGCTGCTGTTTGAAGTTGACCTTTTTTAACTGCTTTATTGAAAAGACGAACTCTCATTGCTTGTAGTCTGGGAAGGAGAGTTTCTCTATCTTTTTGCCAATCTTCATCATTCCATTTTTTAACTCTATTCCAATCTTCCCAGGCGGTAGTTTCTGAAACTTGTTCAATATTTGCGTGTTCTATTACTAATTGGCGAGTAGTTTTTCCTTCAAGTTGACGTGAGTATAAGCGTTGAGATCGTTTTTGAACTTCGTAAGCTGTTGAGCGAGTTCTTTTTTTAGCTGGATTTGCTATTGGATTATTAATTATATTTTCTGGGAAGATAGAAGAAGCCACAGACTTGATCTTGTAAAGGGTTGTTAATCGAATAATAACCTAAAAAATAGATAATAGGCTATAAAAGGGGGGTATAAGTTGAATTTTCTGTTATTTTTGGGTGTATGACGGCTACAAAACAGCAAGAAATCAGTTTAAGGTATGCACAGGGGGAGGTATTCAATAGTGATAAAAGATTTCGGGTGTTGGTTGCAGGAAGAAGGTTTGGGAAATCATATTTATCCTGTATTGAGTTGCTCAGAGGTGCAATCAATCGACCTAATGAAGTTTATTTCTATTGTGCTCCTACTTATCGGATGGCAAAGGATATTGCGTGGAAGGAGTTGAAAAGATTAACACCGAATATTTGGATTAAAAGCAAGAATGAGACAGATTTAAGGTTGGAATTGATAAATGGATCGACTATTGAGTTAAAAGGAACAGAAAATGCGATGGCATTGAGGGGTAGAAGTTTAGCTGGTGTTGTGCTGGATGAAGCTGCATTTATGGATAGAGAAGTATGGGCTGAAGTTATTAGACCTGCATTAGCTGATAAACAGGGATGGGCTTTGTTTATCAGTACTCCTGATGGAACTGCCAGTTGGTTTTATGATATGTGGTGTTATTGTGGCGAAGAAGAATGGGATGATTGGCAAAGATGGAGTTTTACTACGATTGAAGGGGGTAATGTAAAAAAAGAGGAAGTTGAAGCAGCTAGGGGTCAGTTAGATGCAAGAACATTTAGACAGGAGTTTGAGGCTAGTTTTGAAAACTTAACTGGTCTTGTCGCTGTTAGTTTTGGAGATGACAATATTGATAAGGAGGTAGCTGATCTACACATGCTTCCCTTGTTAATTGGTTTGGACTTTAACGTAGATCCCATGGCAGGAGTTTGTGCAGTAAAGCATGACAATAACCTATATGTGTTTGATGAAATCATGCTAACAGGTGGTGCTACCACTTGGGATTTTGCAGAAGAGGTTGTTAGAAGGTATGGAGTGGATAGAAGAGTTATTGCTTGTCCTGATCCTACTGGTAGTGCAAGAAAAACAAGTGGGGTTGGTGTTACTGACCATACAATTCTTAGACGTAATGGTTTTACAGTTATGAGTCCTAAATCTCCTTGGAAAATCAGAGATAAGATTACTTCTGTTAATACTGCATTGCTTGATGCAAATGGAGATCGAAGAACTTTTATTCATCCAAGATGTAAAGAATTAATAAAAGCACTAAGAACTCTTACATATGCACCAAATACAGGTTTACCAAATAAAAACTTAGGAGTTGACCATGCTTTTGACGCTTTTGGTTATCTTTGTCTACAACAATTCAATTTGGCAAAACCAGAGACATTAGGGCAAACTGCGTTTAGAATATACTAAGAACTACCTAATTCTTGCTATGTACCATTCTACGACTAAGAAAAAGAAGAAAAAAAAGAAGGGAGGTAAGAAACGTAGTGAATGTTCCTGTAAATAAAGCTCTTTACGCTAGAGTAAAAGCCGAAGCCAAGCGTAAGTTCAAGGTATATCCTAGTGCCTATGCTAATGCGTGGCTTGTACGAGAGTACAAAAAACGTGGTGGTACTTATCGAGTGGAGAGAAAACGTGGCAAAAAGTAGCCCAAACACTAAAGCAAAGGGTGGTTTGACCCGTTGGTTTGCTGAAAATTGGGTAGATGTTAAAACAGGTAAGCCTTGTGGTCGTTCAAAAGGCGAAAAACGAGGCTATCCAGCTTGTCGACCAAGTAAGCGTGTCTCAAGTAAGACACCTAAGACAGTAGGAGAGATGACAAAAAGTGAGAAAGAAAGATTTAAACGTGAAAAAACTAGCAGTAAGAAGATAACATATCAACATAGACGTAAAAAAACTACCAAAAGGACTAAAAAATGATTGAAATTACTGATGAGATGCTCGACATCATTGAAAAAGTGAAAGGAAAACGAAATCCTGCTCTTTGGGACCCTCGTTGTGAACAATATCAAAGAAAATTAAAAGAAGGTACTGTAAAAAAGTCAACAACAAGTTAAACTATCTATAAATACTCTTTTTTCTTTGGATCATGGCATTTTTTCGTGGCGAAGAAGGTTCTGTTAAATTTAAGAACTCTTCTGGTACTACTGAGGCATTAGTCTCAACTACAAGTTGGACTTTAGATACTACAAAAGACACTTTAGATGTAACTGCTCATGGTGATACATCAAGAAGTTTTGTTGGTAGTTTAATTTCTGGATCTGGGACTATTGATTTTCTTTATACAGCAGCTAGTGGTAATGAAACTGCGAACATATTAGCTGATGTTTTGACCACAGAAGATGCTGGTGATGCACAATTTGAACTTTTTACAGATACTTCTGGAAGTAAAAAAGTAAGTTTTTCTGGAATTGTTACAGGAACAAGTTTATCTTCAACTGTTGGTGATCTTTCAACTGTTTCAGTAAGTTTTATCACATCTGGTGCTATTACTAACGCTGCAT